GATATTCACCCCGCCCTTTCGTGGGTCTGAATACATGGTCTTTATGGTGCGGATTTTATAACCCTTGAATGCTTTGCGAACCGCTGGGACATTATTGTATGACACCATCCACTTACCCTTAACACCCTTTAAAGCATTTACGATTTGGTCTGGTTTAACATAATCGGGGTAATATTTCTCCATCTCCTCCCCGAAGTATGGCGGGTCGAGGTAGAAGAAGGCATCGGGGTTATTCTTATAACGACGGACTACTGTGCCGAAGTCCTCGTTGGTTATGATGACGTCTTTGAGTGCCTCGTGATGTTTAGTGTAGTCGGTTTTGATTGCCATCTGTCTATCTACCCCCTCGGTGGGGTTTTGATACGACCTTGCTTGACCGAAAAAAGAGTTTTTAATGAACGATATGTCCTCTTGGGCTGTGCGTTTTTTGCCCTTCTTTTTCAGCCTCTCGAACTCTTCGCGAGTGAGAGCCTTGCGGTCTATTGTGTCGTTGAACTTTGGATTGTCTCGGAGTGCTTTCATTATTTTATACACCATGGGGTCTTTATCGTTGATGACATATTTAACGCCCTCACGCTTCGGCACACGGAAAAAGACATTACCGCCACCTACGAACGGTTCAACGAAAACCTTGTAGTCTTTGGGGAACATCTTGATTAACCTCTCGGCGAGTTTAGACTTGCCACCCATACGAGGGAACGGTGACCGAATACCGCCCGAGAAGCGTACATCAGGCGGGAGAATGGATTTATGGCGACCTAACCACACGACGGTCTCTTGCTGTATTTGCTTGTCGAGGTCGGCGATAATAGCGTCTATTTTTGCTTCCTCAGGATTTAGGGCTCCCTTTTCATCTCCAAAAGACACGGGGTGGTATCTGTTGAGTTCCAAATATGTTTTGATGAGTTGTTCATCATCCATTTGTTCTTCACCCACAAATGAGCGGTATTTTTTCAAATTTTTCACAAGTTCATCTTTATCTATACCTTTGAAATCAGAAACGATGTAATTATAAACTGCTTGTTTGATTGTTTCGGGATTATGACCTCGAGCAGTAATGATTGCAAAGATGGAACCATTGTTTATCGCCTCTCTGAAATCATCAAACGCAGGACCTACCTTGGCATTCATAGCATCGATAATAAATTGTTTATCCCCTTCTGTTCTAAAAAATCTAAATGGGTCATCTGAAAACCCAACAATAGTATCCCCGTTATACTCAAAATTTTCTTTACCAATTTTTCCTCTGTAATTAGCAAAGTCCTCTGTGCTCATACCCACTTCATCTCCTTCGTCGTTTTTGAGCATTATTTTTGTTGGCATGTGAACAATGTTATCATCCCAGTCAAAAGCATAATATTTCAAATCTGGACCTCCTTCTGGTTGAAACCCTTCTGTCAATGTAAAGAATTTGTTCATTTCAATATAAATACATCTTTAAATAAAAAACCCCCCATAGGGGGGGTTTCATTGTTTTTATTTATTTTAGATATTTTCGAAAGAAGCACCAGTTGGTGTAATAAAGAATTCAATATCAATGAATTCGAGAGCCTTAGTTGGTTTCAGATAGATTTTTCCTGTCATTGTATTTCTATCCAAATCCTCAGGTGTTGATGTCACAGTAACTCTGAAGTCATATAAACCTCTATCTCTTCTAATAGAATCCAATATTGGGTTTACACTATCCAAGAACTGTTGTCTAACAATCTGGTCATTCTGTTCGAATAGTAATCTTACAGCAACCGCTGAAATCAACTTACGTGCTTGTAGGAGTAATCTTCTAACGTTAAGTCTGTTCAAAGCAGTATCTGCCACTTGTAATGTTTTATTACCCCAAATTACAGTACCAACGTCAGCAAAAGTTGCGATAGGGTTGATTCGACCTTGATAAAGAGTATCTCTATCTTGTTGTGTCAACTTGATTCTAGCCTTGATTGAGTTCACAAGACCTCTCGTGTAACCCGCCGAAGCAAACCAAGGGAAAGATATATTATCTGTTAAAGCTAAGTTTCTACAAACCTCACCGGTTGGTGGTAAATAAATTTGTGTGTTGTTAACAGTGTCCCTTACAAGTATCCACGGATAGTAAGTTGCAGTGTAGTTTGAATCAATTCCACTATCATCTAATCTATCTACAGCCGTTTGCGGATATTGAATAAGTTGAGGGTCGGTACCATCAGGTGATAACAAATCGTAGTCAGGAGTAGTTGTGATGTAAACTGAGTCCGCTCTTTCGAACTGAATCATATCAATTGTTTTTTCAACTAAAGATAGATTGTTAATGTAATCAATACTCGCGGTTGCAAAAACATTTATATTTGTAGATTCAGGGTTTGAGAAAGTAAGAATACCCAACAAGTAAGCGTAGTAATCAGAGTTTGCAAAATCCTGTCTGTTATCTTGTACGGTAATTCTCTTAAATATACCCTGTCCTGTAGCGTTAGGATAACGAGAAGAAGGGAAAAAACCAGCTAAGAAACCACTCTGACCTATTTGGAAACGGTCTTCGTTTGTTCTATATTCTCTGTATATATCCCATCCATCAAAACCACCGCCGAAACAGATTGTATATTTTCTAGCAAAAATGAAATAATAAGGATTATCTTGATTCTGAGGATTATTCCTAAATTCGGCCACCCCACACTCGAAAGCAGTTTGTCCCGATGTTAAGTAAGCAGAACCAACCGTAACAACCGTCGCTCCCGAATCCATATGGAAACCCTTTGAAATTTGGTTAAATGGTAACGAGGTTGTTGCTTCATAAAAAGTTGTAACAGGGTTAACCCGACCTTGATATCCAAGTAAAGATTCATCAATACCAACAGTATTAGAAAATCCCAAATAAGTTCTTCTTACAATATCGCCAGAGGACTCATCCGCAGGACCCGAGTAAAAAGGAGTGTTATATATAACCTCACCAGGGAAATTATACTTCACTTTATATTTCGGAGTAGGTGCTGGATTGTTTTCATCAAAATAAACTTTTTGGTTATATCCGTAAAAACCACATGGTAGAGAATCTACAGGATAAGTAGATGCCATTTCTACCATTATAAATTTAGATATCAGTGCATATTCTCCGTCATGTGAACCAATTCTTTTAGCCACGAAATTATTAGACGTCGGGTCCATAACACAATTCGTGAATTTTTCTATTACTACTGGGTTAGCATCTGTATCAAAGAAATTTCTAACTAAAACATCAAACGTCATATTGTTAAAATCCAAATTTGCAATCGATACTTTAATTTCTACGTTAGCAGTGTCACCATCCGAAATAGAAATGAATCGGAATAAATCGTATACTTTATTACCTCTTAGCTCTGAAACTAAGAATGGAGTTTTGGGGGATTGGTATTGTTCCAACCTCCAAGCAATAGATGTGTTTGATAAGGAACGAGCACTATCTAAAGCAACTACGTCACAACTCAAACCCCTAATGTACGATTGAAGATAAGCATTTGACAAACAACTCGGATAAATTTCATCAACAAAAATTGGTACTTCATTTCTTGGTTTACCAAAGTTTGTTGTACCCAAAACTTTTGTTAGATATTTTGAAGAAGTCGGACTCATTGAAGTCTCGAACGAAAAAGTATCACCAACATTCGTTATACCCGAAATTAAAAAGGTAGAATATGGGTCACTAGTCACAGCAGAATACTGATTTGAACATACTAATGTTACCCCCGTTGTTGCACTTATTTCATATATGGGTCCATGGTTCGGACTTGATAAATTATTGGTAAACAAAGATATGCCCCGAGAACGTAAAGTTGCAACAACCATGTTGTTATAATCCACAAAAGATGAGGCCGAAAAAGTATATATTGCGCCTGAAACAGTACCTGAAAATTCATTAGTACCTCCAGAAACTAAGTTAGTCACTATGTAGTCATAGGAATAACCTGTGTAAACATTACCTCCTGATAAGTTGAAATTAGCATAGAACCAAGCATCGTTATCACCTGACGTCAATTCATTATAATCCAAATTCGGTGAGTTAGTTTGGAAACCGTTAACCACAACAGGATAAGCTGTTGATAATGGTAAGTAATCTGCGTTCGGTATTGCCCCGTAGATGAAACAAGTATATCCTGACGAAGCAGGTGTACCCATTATACTATCCAAGTTTGTTGTAAACTCCTCATCTATTGAGGAAGTACTTCCATTGTTTTGTCTGAACTGAACGTTAAGATAATTGGATAAGATAGACGGTAAGGAACTCAAATAAGAAATTGTTGAAGTTGCAGAATTACCTGACCAAGTGAAAGTAAAAGGTTGAGTTGCTCCACTTAACAACATCGTTGTCGGGTCAGGGTTTGCAATTGTTTTGATACTCCAAGAAGGACCTGCATCATACCCTGACAAACCTAAAACTCTTGTAACAAAAAGTTGGTTAGATTGCTGTAGGTAAGATTTTGCTATGTAAGCAGCCTCATATTGTGGAATTTGTGTACCAACAAATTTAGTTGGTTCAGTACCCCCAAAATAAGCTTGGAACTCATCATAGTTTGTTATGAATACAGGCTCGAAAGCCGGTCCTTTTATAGTCTCTCCGACGAGACCTAACGTAGTAACACCCACACTTTGAGCTACGAAAGACAAATCGGTCTCCGAAGTGTAAACACCAGGTGAAACATAAACTTTTTTGTTAGCTATTGCTGTTGCCATTATTTTATAAATTATTTCTTACTT